CGTGACGCAAGGGTTCTTGCCGGCCATGCCCTCAACACGCGTGACTGAGTAACCAGACTCGAAGACAGAGCGGTCCCACCAGTCAGAGTAGTTGAATGGCTGCTGGCCCTTGTAGGGCGCAATCGTGGCATCGTCGCAGGCGACGAAAGAGTCACGCTGGACAACCCAGATCAGCTCCTTGCAGGGGTGGTTAAAGTTCAGCTTGATCTTGTTGGAAGAGGCCGTGATTGACTCCGCACCCGTGTACTGGAGCGTCTCAATGAGGTACTCGTGGCTTACCTGCGCAAACTTGCGGCGCTCATCCGTGTCGAGGTAGATGTAGTCAACATACAAAGACGCGGCGACAAGGCCGGTGCTGTTGACGCGATCACGTACGGCGTGGAGGCTGCCATTCTGTGGCGTGTAGTCCCAGCAGAGATTGTTGAGAGACTCGAACTCGAGGTTAATGCGAACCTCGTGGTACTGAAGAGCAATGAGAGGGAGAGCCAGACCAGGGTTGCGATTGAACCAGAACTGGAGAGGAATGTACAGGGTGTACTCAGGTGCGCATGAGCCGACCTCTGGGGATGAGGCGGGCATGCCAGAGCCGCAATCTGAGTCGCATGGCTCGCCACCCTGGACTAGCAGATTCGTGAGCTGGGGCACATTGCCAACCATCTTGGCATATCCGGCCTGCTTGCCAGGCTCCTGCGTGAGCTCATTCCAGATGTGCAGCCAGTCGCCATAGTGCTTGTCAATGCGCTGGCCGCCAATCTCGAGCTCAACATTGTTGATAAGATTGTGACCAACCCAGTTGAGCCAGCGGAACGTGGCGCCAGAGCCGTCGGCGGTCTGGAGAGCAACCTGGGGAAGCGTGGCCTGGAGATAAATACGGTGGATCAAATCACCATTGCGCTGAATCGTGCAAGTTACCTTCTTGCCAAAGTTGGGAGAGCCGTTGAACGGGTTCTCAATCGACTCCATCGCGAAATTCGTGTGTCTACGATATACGACCTTGAAAAAGGTGATTTGGGGATTACCCGTGAGATATACATCTTGCGCACCATATGCAACGAGCTGCATGAGACCACCACCTGTCATTTTCTATAACCCTTGTTTAGAAAATAATTTTGCCAAAAATGTGTTTAACCGGAGAGAATCAAAAATCCACAATTCTAAATATTTGAAACACTTAATACTGTCTTAAAGACTGAGTATTTTTAATGAGTAAAGACATATGAACGATGCATTTTTCAAAATACGGCAGTCAAAGCGTTCAAATCCTGAATCAAGAACAACATTAGATGCGTTACATCATTGTCAACTTCAAGAAATAGAAGACGAACAAAATAATATTGGCGAATTACACGAGCGTATTATAAAACTAAAGAATGACCAAGAATCTTGTAAAATTGAATATATGTATGAAAAGTATGAAAAAGAAAAACAAGATCTCCAAGTGAAGATTGAAAAATTAACAAACAAAGAGGATTTATATAACTATTATTTGAAAACTGGCGATTTATTATATCAATATTATGATGTACAAGATAAAATTGCCTTGGGAGAAAATAAAACTATAAAGAAGTCAAAACCTGGAAGTATTCTGGCAATCTTAGAGGCAGCAGGAAATACCGCAACAGAGGTAAATAATATGCCAAAAATGTTACAAAGAGACAAATTATTAGAAAAGTATATACAAATTGTTGAACCAGACCATGTACGTATTGTCGCACCTCTAGAGGCAGAGGGATTAGGAGAGTGTGATAAATGTTCAAATGAAATGATTTTATCGCAAAATGAGGCAATATTATATTGTTCTAAATGCGGCCATATTGATCCCATATTAATTGATAGTGACAAGCCATCCTATAAGGACCCCCCGCGTGAAATATCCTATTATGCCTATAAGCGTATTAATCATTTTAACGAATGGCTTGCACAATTTCAAGCAAAAGAAAGCACTGAAATTCCTCCAGAGGTATTTGACAATATTTTGATAGAACTCAAAAAGGAGAGAATGTTAAATATTGCACATCTGAAGAAAGAAAAGCTGCGTGATATTTTACGGAAATTGAAATTAAATAAATACTATGATCATATACCACATATTATTAATCGTCTAAATGGTCAAAATGCTCCAGTTATGAGCCGTGAAACAGAGGAGAAGTTGCGCTTTATGTTTCGTGAAATCCAGCCAAGTTTCCAGAAACACAAACCGGCTGGTAGAAATAATTTTTTGAGTTATTCATATATTTTATATAAATTTTGCGAACTTTTAGAGCTGGATGAATATTTACCATGTTTTCCGCTTTTGAAGAACAGGGACAATTTATACAAACAGGATAAAACCTGGGAGAAAATTTGTGAAGATTTACGCTGGGAATTTATAAGGTCTGTGTAGATATGGGAAAAACTAGAAAGGCTAACAAAGCTAACAAGGAAAACAAAGGGAGCAAAGGCAACAAAGGGCCATGGGGATTCCATTTAATAGTTAATGCTGGATCCTGTGATCCAGATGCGTTGCGTTCAAAAGAAACTATTAAACAATTTACAAAAGATCTTGTGAAAAAGATTAAAATGGTTGCATACGGTGAGCCTAAAATAGTAATGTTTGGAACAGGCTTGCAAAAAGGTTATACTTTAGTACAATTGATAGAAACATCAAATATTTCTGCACATTTTGCGGAGGAAACAAATGATATTTACCTGGATATTTTTTCATGCAAAACATTTAATCCTATAGATGCAATAAAATTATTTAAACAAGTATTTAAGCCTTCTAGGCTGGAAACAAAGTTTTTTATAAGACAAGCATAGGCAAGCACTATGTACCGAATAAGTATTAAACCTACAACATTTACTGTTACTCCTGAACAAGATGGGCAGAATAAGTATATTGAGGTTGATAAACAAATTAATAAAAAGCTGGCTCTTGAGCAACATAAAAAGCTGGAAAAAGCCTTTGGCAAAATTGTTGTATGCGAGTTAGAGAATTCTAAGGTTAAGTTGCCAGATATTGTATTTACTGCAAATGCTGGGCTTTGTTTGCCAAGACTGGAAAAACCTGTGATTTTACTACCCTATATGAAATTCCAACAACGGAAAGATGAATTGCCATTTTTGAAAGATATTTTCAATAAATTGAAACTTGATACAATACAATTTCCTGGAAGCCAAGATGCTCCCTTTGAAGGACAGGCTGAATTAAAATGGTTTCATGGTGGAAGTCTGGCTATCTGTGGCTATGGATTTCGTTCAACAAAGAAAAGTTTTACAATATTATCCAGACTTTTTAAACGCTTATACGGCAACTTTGCACCAAAATTGCTAGTAATAGAATTAATATCGCCCAAGTACTATCATCTTGACGTAGCAATGTTAGAATTTAATGAGAGGCAGTGTATTATTCACAAAGATGCGATTTCTGGGAAAAGTCTTAAAAAGCTGGAAGATTTTTTAGGGAAAGAAAATGTATTTGCAATTGAGACAAAAGATAGTTTTTGTTTGAATGCGGTTGTTGATTGTAGGAACTTGATTACTCATAAACTTACTGATAGTAGCCTGAAGCCTTTATTTGAAAAAATAACAGGTCTTACAGTGAAAGAAGTGCCGACGACAGAATTTGAAAAATCCGGCGGATCTGTTCGTTGTATGACTCTTGATATTTTTTAAAAATATTATGAATATATAGTTATGTCAGGTGGTGCTTGGTTTGGTACAGCTAAACCTCTTGTAAATACTAAACCTACTGTAAATACTAACACTCCTGTAAAGAAATCAAGTTGGTTTAGCACGGCAAAAACAAACATAAAACCATTAACAACATATTTAGGAAGATTATTTCAAAATTATGATAAATCAGACTATAATGGAACAAGTTTAACAGATATACCTACAAATGCAAAAGAACTAATAGGCGAATATGAAGCAGTATTAACACAGGCTTCGTATATGGCGCGTTTAGCATATGAACCTGCAAATGCAATAATGGCAGGTATTCAATTAATAAACCATGATCCTATAACATTTAATACAGCATTTGGAACGATTCGTAAATCAATTAGTAGATTTACAAATAATATGAATGCTGGTATAAAAAATGGAAAAATGCCATATATTTCAGATGGTGTTGTTCTAAGTAGAACATCAAAGATTCACGACACGCCATGTTTTTTACAGATAGTAGATTATAAAACAATATCAAAAGAAAATTGCCCTTTTCCTTTAAAAAAGGTTCTATATATTGTTTTCAAAGGAACGTCAAGTGGTCTATCAGCACTTGCCGATGCAAATATTTTATCAAAAAATTTAGAGAGTTTAATATCGTTGTGTAACTTTTCTAATAAAAATGGCAAAGATATTCCTATTTTCAAAGATGCAATTGAAAAAGGGAAGGCAAGTATAAAATATTCAAGTTTTGGAGCACATTATGGATTTATTGATAATATAAGTATTATTGTAGAAGATATATTTTATGAATTAGAACAGATCTTGCAAAAAC